TTTACCTTCAATTTACTCAAATATTGAATCAGTAACTGCTTATGGTGGTGAAGAAATGACACCACCTCAATATGGTAAGGTATTTTTAGCAGTAAAACCAAAAAATTCTGATTTTCTTGCTCAATCCACAAAAGAATTTATATTAAATGATCTTAAAAAATATACCATAGCAGGAATTAAACCAGAATTTGTAGATATTAACGTTTTATATGTTGAATTAGATTCAACTGTTTATTATAACTCTAACTTATCCTCATCTTCAGAATCTTTAAAGACTAATGTAATCTCTTCTTTAACTACATATTCAAATTCATCTGATTTGAATAAATTTGGAGGAAGATTTAAATATAGTAAGGTTTTGGGAATTATAGATTCTACAAGCAATGCTATTACATCAAATATTACAAAAGTTAGAATTAGAAGAAACTTTGAAGTTATTTTAAATGAACCTACAAAATATCAAATTTGTTTTGAGAATAGATTTAATGTTAATGATAATAAAAACAATAACATCCCAAATATTAGATCAAGTGGATTTAAGTTGAATGGAATATCTTCTACTGTTTATATTGGAGATGTAGTAGATGATCTTACTTTAACAAAAGGAACATTATATTTGTTCTCATATGAATCAAACAAAATAGTTAAACAAATAGACAAAATTGGTAATGTTGATTATGTCAATGGAATTATCAATATAGATAATATAAATGTATCCTCTACATCAAAATTAAATAATATTATTGAAGTTGATGCAATTCCATATTCCAATGATGTGATTGCAAAAAAATCTATTTACTTAAAATTAGATATTGGCAACAGTGATATTTCTATGGTTAAGGATTTGATCTCATCTGGAGAAAATGCATCTGGCAGTAGATTTATTCCAGAATCAAGTTACTTTTCTGACTCAAAAATAAGAAATTAAAATGAATCAAGAAAATAAAGTAGTTAAAATTAAAGATATTGTTTATAATCAAATCCCTGAATTTATCATATCAGATAATCCAAATTTTTCAGAGTTTTTAAAACAATATTATGCATCACAAGAATTTCAAGGTGGGGCAATAGATCTTGTAGAAAATTTAATTAATTATAAAAATTTTGACTCTTTTGATAATGTCAATTTACCTTCTACTACAACATTACTTCAAGATATTGATATATTTGATGATCAGATTTTTGTAGATTCTGTTAATGGATATCCTCAAGAATATGGACTACTTAAAATTGATAATGAAATTATCACATACACTGGGATTAGTGGAAATTCTTTTACTGGTTGCGTTCGTGGATTTAGTGGATCTTCATCATTATCTCAACAAAATAATCCAGAATTTTTAGTATTTTCTGAAACAGATGCTTCTCAACATACTTCAGGAGCTTCTGTTCAAAACCTAAGTAATTTATTTTTACAAGAATTTTTTAAAAAGATTAAATATCAATTTATTCCAGGATTTGAAGAAGTTGATTTTGATAGTAGAATTGATGTTTCTAACTTCATCAGTAAAGCAAGAACATTTTATGAAACCAAAGGAACTGATGAAGCGTATAAAATACTGTTTAAAGTACTCTATGGAGAAGATGTAAAGGTCATCAAACCTGATGACTATACATTCAAACCATCTGATGATAAATGGACTGTCTGTGAATCTTTTAGTTGTGAATTGATATCAGGTGATGCCACTAAATTAACTGGGCAAACTTTATATCAAGATGAAAATAATGATGGTAAAATTTTGCCAGCTTCTGGATCAATTTACAGCGTTGATAGATTTTATTTTAAAAACAAGGTATATTATAAAATAAATTTATTTTCTGGATATTCTTCCAATCTAAGTTCTACAGGATCAATTTTTGGTAACTTTGTAGAAACACCAAAAACTTATGTGGTAGAAGATATTTCTTCAGGTGCAAGTATAATTACAGTTGATTCTACTATTGGATTTGAAAAGTCTGGAACAATTTATATTAATGATGTAGAAATAACTTATTCTGACAAAACATCAAATCAATTTTTAAATTGTTTTGAAATAAATGAAAATATATTAACAAAAACAGAAGTGTATGGAAATAATTTTGTTTATGGTTATGAAGAAAATTCAAATAATCAAGTAAAATTAAGAATTGTTGGATCTTTATCAGGAATAGAATCTTCAGCAATTTTATATGCAACTAAAGGAGATACTGTTAAAATAGATAATTTGGGAAATCTTGATGATACTCCTTTTACAAAATCTTTAATTTATAATTTACCTTTAACTGTATATTCAGGAATATTAACAACCACTTTATATGATTATAATTTAGAAGGAGTCAGTTTATCTAATGGTAATGCAAAAACATTATATAATCATAAATTAAAAACAGGTGATGTTGTAGATTTATACAGAAGTAATTTTAATCAAAAAATTAAATCCAACTCTGTAGTTTCAACCAATAATTCAACACCAAAACAATATAGTATCAATGTATCTGGAATTTCAACTTATGTTGGATCAAGAATAACAGCAAAAAGAAAATTATTTAAATCTCAATCATCAACATATCCAGAGATTAATAATAAATTTACTGCCAATATTCAAAATTCTTTTACAGATGAAAATTACAATTACATAACTTCTAATGGATTTCCCAATTATAACATTAATCCATACAAAAGACAATCTTCATTCACGTTAGATCAGTCAGATTATGAAACTTTACAAGGATCTCATAATTTCTATGATGGGGAATTAGTAACTGTTGTTAATTATACTATTTCTGGATCTTATTCAAATCCTGTTGGAGTTAGTACTGGAGCGTCTTTTTATGTTAAAAACATTGATGGTAATAATATTAAATTAGCATATTCTGCTGAAAATGTAGATGTATCTTCTTTTATTAGTTTTTATGAGTTAGTCAATCCCCCAGTAAATAACTCTGTCTCTGGTTTTATATCATCATTCACATTAATTGACAATTCTTTGTATAATAATGAATTTACATCATCAAAATTATTTAAAAAATTTCCAAAAGTTCCAAACCTTTTAACAGTTGATGAGGAAACAATACCAGGACCAACTGGTATTTTGGCAAATGGCGTTGAAATTAAAAACTATAAATCTTATGATAAGGTTCATTATGGTCAAATATCTTCAATTAATGTTTTAAATCCTGGAACTAATTATGATCTTACAAATCCTCCAAGATTTTTAGTTAATAATGGAAATGACACTCAAACAATAATTGCACCACAATTAACTGGAAAAATTACTGAATTAGTAGTAACAGATTCTGGATTTAATTACACAAGAGGACCAGTAATAACTATATCTGGTGGTGGAAATAATTCAGTAAAAACTGAAGTTAAAATGAAACTTAAGGCAAAAGAATTAGAATTCAATGCCTCATCCACTGCTGGTTACATTAGTGATATTAATGATCAATTCAATTTTACATCTAAGCATAATCTTGTTACAGGAGAAGAAGTCATTTATCAAACATTAGGTGGTTCTCCAATTGGAATAGGAACATTATCTAGTGAATATCTAATTACTGACAGTTCATATTATGTAATTAATATTGGAGCTGGAACTTCTTTTAGATTATCATATACAAAATCTGATGCTTTAGCAAATAATTATATTCTAATTAGAGAGTATGGAGCAGGAATTCAAAGATTTGTTTCAACACAAAAGAAACTTATAGTAGATTCTGTCAATTTAGTTGATATTGACACAGAATTTAAGTATAAAAAAGTTTTAGCAGGTCCTGATGATATTAATCACTATGATAATATTATTAATATTAAAGATCATGGATTTTTAGATAATGATGAGGTAAGATATTCTTTCATAGGAACAACATTATCAGGAATTTCTACAGAAACTAATTATTATATCCACAAAATAGATAATAATAGGTTTAAGTTAAAATCAAGTAAAACATCAACTACTTACATCAACATAGGGCAATCAGATATATTTTCAAATTACATTTTTGAATATTCTCCTATAAGAGTAAATATTTCTGGATCTTTAGCAATTGATAATCAAGGAAACGTTATAGGTTCTCCTGCTACAATTAAACCTATAATTCTAGGATCTATAACTGAAGTGAGGGTTGGTTTATTTGGACAAAACAATTATGGTTCTTATGTTCTCAATTATATAAAGTCTCCATCTATTAAGGAGGTAGTTGGTTCTGGAGCAAAACTTGAACCTGTTGTGGTTGATGGTAAAATCGTAAAAGTAATAATCAAAACTGCTGGAAATAATTATTATAATTCCATTAATTTAGTTGTTGAGGGGTCTGGATATGGGGCAAAACTTGAACCATCTATTGTTAATGGACAATTTATTTCTGTAGCAGTTGTAAATGGAGGAGTTGGATATAATTCATCAACAAATATAAAAATAGAATCTGTTGGAAAAAATTTAAAACTTTCTACTAATTTACAATCTTGGAATGTAAACGATATATTTAAATTGGGAAGTTCTAATGTCAATCCAGGAGTTCTTTTAGGAAAAAAACATTCATATTTTGGCAACACATTTAATATATTTTATTTAAATTCTAATTTGTGGTCTCAATTTAATATTCCAGAATTATCTTCCACACAAAATCCAACAGCACACTCTCCAATTATTGGTTGGTCTTATGATGGTTGTCCTATTTATGGTCCAGACGCATACACTAATGTAGATGGAACAGGTGGTTTCCTAAGGATGACATCTAGCTATAGAATAAAATCATCTTTATCTGATAATAGACCAGATTCTTCAACATTTTTACCAGGATTTTTTATATCTGACTATGAATATGTTGAAGGTCTTGGAACATTAGATAAGTATAATGGTAGATTTTGTGTAACCCCAGAATTTCCAAATGGAGTTTATGCTTATTTCTGCACTATGGCAAAAAACAGAAATCCTGTTTTTCCCTACTTTGTAGGTAATTTTTACAAGTATAAACCAGAGCAAGATAATTTTAACTTAAAAATTAATCAAGATTTAGAATTTAATAATTTAAATATTTCCAAACATACCTTACCTTATGGGGTTGAAAATAAAGAAAATTATTATGAGTATTTTAATTTCAATCAAAAATCAAATTTAGGTGAAATTTTAATCACAAATACTTCTAGAGGAAAATTAAGTGACATTTTGGTTGTTAATGGAGGATTTGATTATTCAATAGGTGATAGAATTTCTTTTAATAATTCTAACACTGGTGGATTTGGTGCTTTGGCAGAAGTTTCAGAACTTTCTGGAGTGGGGATTACAAGCATTCAATCATCATCTCAAATTATACCTGATGTTACTTTGACTTATGAAAATGGGTCTGTTGTTGGAATTGCTACTACAACGCATAATATTAAAGATCAAAGTTTTATTAGAATAAGTGGAGTATCTACTTCTAGATTTTCTGACTTAGAAGGATTTGTTCAAGTTAATGTTCCATTGCAACAAACACTTCTTTCTCAAGGAATCCAAAATGAATCAACCACAGGAATAGTTACGTCTATTCAAGTTAAAGATTCTATATTAAATTTTGAAGTGGATTCTTTAATAAAAATAGAGTCAGAAACTTTGAAAGTAATTGGGTTAGATTTTACAAACAATTTTATAAATGTTTTAAGAGAAACCAATGCTTCATCTCATAACTTAGGAACTTCTGTTACTTTACTTCAAAGTAAATTTAATTTTGATTATTCTCTTACAGAACTTCCAAATAAAAATGAAACTTATTATTTTAATCCATCTCAGTCTGTTTCTGTAGGAGTTTCAACTGCTATTGGGGTTGGAAATACTTTATCAATACTACCTTTAGGATATGGTGTAAGTAATACTCAATTTGTTCCTACTGGAAGAATATTTTTACCAAATCATAAATTTAAAAATGGCGAAAAAGTAACTTATGAATTTGGTCAAAATTCTATAGTTGTTTCTGGTGTTGGAAATTTAAGTGGAATCTCATCTTTATATGTTGTTAAAATTGATGAAAATATAATTGGTTTAACTAGTTCAAAAACAACTACTGACAACACTGATAATTTATTATTATACACATCAGCAGAAAATAATTACTTACACAAATTAAAAAGTAATAGATCTGTTGTTACTTCTGATGTAATAACAAATGCCACTGTAGTATCTACAGCTCAAACTCATGGGTTATCTGTAGGGGATAAAGTATATTTAAATGTAATTTCTGGAGTCACTACAACATATATTGCATCATATTCTACATCAACAGCAAAGTTAAGAATAAATTCTCAAAACAATCCTAGTATTGATGCATATGAAAACGAAACTTTAACTTTTAATTTATCTTCATCAACTCTTTCTGGAACTAAATTTAAATTATATACTGATTCTAATTTTACAAATGAGTATTTGGGTAACCTTGTAAATGGTGTAGAAGTAATAAAAACCCCCACATCTTTATCTCTTAGTATTTCAGAACACACTCCAAAAATTCTTTATTACAATATTGAATCAGAAACTAAAAAAACTTTTTCAGATGAATCTGTATTTGAGTTTAATCAAATTAATATAACCCCAAGTTTGTATAATAAAGTTATTGCAGGTATTAATACTTTTTCAGAAACTTCTTTTGAACTTAATTATCCTATAATTCCTGAAAATAGAAATTATACTTCAACAAATTCAACTTTATCTTATAATATAACCTCTTCAACTATTCCTGGAAGCATAAGCAAAATAAAGTTATTGTCAAAAGGAACTGATTATCAAAAACTTCCAAAAATATCTTCAATTTCTGGAAATGGAGTTGGTGCTAATTTAATCCCTATTAGTACTACTATAGGTAAAGTGTTAAACAGTTCTGTCACTAATGATGAAAGTATTTTACCAATTGATAAGACATTAAAACCATTTTCTCAAGGATCCTCTGTAATTTTTGTTTATAACAATTATAAAGTTGGATCATTAAGTATTATTGAAAGAGGGTCAAGTTATTTAAGTGCCCCTAAAGTTAATTTGTACAGCACTGAAAATAATACTTTTATTTCTGATTTTGTTGCTAGTGTTTCTATCAAAAATGGATCTTTAGATCAAATAGAATTAATAAATCCAAGTTCTGGTCTTTTATCAACAGATGATAAAATAGTTTTTACTGAAAATGATAATGGAATAAAAATTCTTGGAATATCTACCACATATGCATCAAATCAATATGCAATAACTTTAACTTTAGAAACTCCAATTTCAGGATTTACTACAAGCAACCCATTACCATTTTTTGTTAACGATGAAGTTTTTGTAGATGGCATACAAGACTTACTTGGAAATGGGTATAATTCTTCTGATTATGATTATAATTTCTTTAAAGTTGTTGGAGTTCAAACTGCTTATGGATCTGAAAATGCAGCTCAAATAACTTATCAAATAAGTAAGTATCCTGGAATATTTTTAATAGAAGAAACTTTAGACAATAATGCTTATGTTGTCAATTCTAAGTATTTACCACAGGTAACTGCTAATCTAGTTGAAAATGTTTTTTACAGTGGAGAAAATATAGATAACTCTAGTATTGTAGAAAACTTAAATAATGACCCTATTACTAATTTGATTAAAGTAAAAAATCCAAATAACATTAAAATTGGATCAGTAATATTTGGTAAATCAAGTTTGGCTAAAGGAAAAGTCTATATTAAGGATGATTATAATTTAATTTTAAAATCTTTTACAAGCGTCCCTAAAACAATAGGTTGGAAGACTCAACAAGGACAACTGTCATCTACTATACAAAAACTTCCTGATAATGATTATTATCAAAGATTTTCATACTCATTAAAGAGTAAAAAATCAATAAGCGATTGGGACTCAATAGTTTCTGATGTTTCTCATGTAGCAGGATATAAAAAGTTTAGTGATTTGACCATAGAATCTGTTGCATCTGGAATTTCTTCCATTACTGCAGATGATTCTTCAAAAGTTGATATTTCAATTAATTCTTATGTAGATTTGAATACAGTAAATGATTTTGATTTAGTCTTTGAGAATGTTGAAGATTACAATCTCACAGCATCAGATATTATTACATTTAACAGTAAAGTTTTGTCAGATTATTTATTATCAAAAGAAAATTTAGTTTTAAAAATAGATGATATCTCTAATTTATTTACCTCAATTACTCCACCAGATATTGAAATTCCCATAGATGTAATTGAAGGTTCTATTGTATCAAAATACATATTTCTTGTACAATCTTCAAATTCTTTCTTAGGTCCATTTATATTTCCACAATTTTTTGAATTGTTAATAGCAAGAAATGGTTCAAATATTAATTTAACTTCATATTCTTATTTTGAATCTAATGATCTTGGTAGAGTTACAGCAAAACCTTTGGGAGATAATTCTATTGAAGTTAATTATGTTCCTATAAATTCTTTTAATTCTTTGTCTATAAAAGCTTTTAGGGAAGATGCATCTTCATCTGTTGGAATTGCTACAACATCATATGGTTATGTAAGAAATGTCAAACTTACAAATTCTTATGCTTCTGAAGTTTCTCCAACTCAAAAAATAATTTATTCTGTACCTTTATCAGAAGCATCATCTGGAACTTTGTTTGTTGGAATATCTTCTACTTTTAACAACATTGAATGTTCTTACGAAATGGCATTCTTATATGATTCTGGAGTTTTACAATACAATACTTATGCTCAAAATAAACTAGTTGGGTTAGGAACAGTTGGAATTGCCACTTCTGGAAGTAATTTAATTATGACCTACAATGGAGTTTCTGGAATTGCTGTAACAACTTATGGAAATATTACATTATTGACAAATACATTAACATCACCCAGTGAAATTTTAACTTCTCCAACAAGATTAAATAGTTCTGTAGTTTCAGGATCTTATACTCTTGGAAATGATGAAATTGTCTCAACAATTTCTGATTTTTATGCAGCTTCTAAATATGGAATTGAAGTAACAAAAACTGTAGGTGTTACTACACAAAAAAGTTTTATATTATTGGATTTAATTCACAACCAACAAAATTCATATTTAAATAATATAAATTACTCTGTAATTGGCAATTTGACTGACTTGTCATTTGAAACTACTTATGATTCAGGAGCAAATACATATGTATTATATTATATACCAGCAGACAATGCTGACTATTCTATTAAGTTTTTTGAAAAAAATATCTTAACTGCGCAATCATAAATGGCAAATCTAGACATTCTGTATGTTCCTAATATTTTTGGAAGAACTGCTTTTCCTATAAAGCATAATGGCACTCCATTGTTTTATAAAAAATTTGATGGCAGTGACAATGATATAGTAGATGTAGATAATGATACTATTAAGATTGAAAATCATTATTTAAAAACTGGAGAAAAATTAGAATACACTGTGTCTGCTGGCAGCTCTTCTGTAGTAATTAATCCATCAAGTCCTGGAGCTTTTGGGGTTACAACTTATTTTCCAAATACAATATATCCAATAGTTGTAGATAGAAATACTATAAGGGTCGCTCTTGCAGCATCTTTAGCTTTATCAAATTCTTATGTAGATATAACTGAAGTTGGAGTTGGAACTGAGCATTATGTTGAAGTAGAAAAACAAAACACAAAATGTTTAATTTCAATTGACAATGTTGTCCAATCTCCCCTTTCAGTTGGTTCTACTGTTGGGATACAGACTGTTATCAATGCCTCAAAAATTAGAGTTTCATCATTAAAAAATATAAAACCATCTTCTGTATTAAAAATCAATAATGGACTTTTTAGATTATTGACTTTAGATTATGAACTAAAATCTTCTCCCTCTGGGTATGATATTACTTTATTAGAATCAATAGATTATTTGGGGACTTCAAATACTCCAATAAGTCAAGAAAACGTTGCTTATGTTATGGAGGGAAACTATACAATTGATAAAGATATACTTTATTTTACTAGTGCTCCATTAGAAGGGAGAACATTCTCTATTTTACTGTTACCAGAAAATTTCAATTATTCAACTACAGGAATATCATCATATTCTTTTAACTACTTTACCAATAATTTTCAAACAGGATCTCAAGTTAGAGTTTTTGGTGCAAAAGTTCCTGAGCAATTAACATCTGGAAACAATTATTTCATAATAAAAAACTCAGAGAATAATTTTAGTTTTGCCAGTAGTTATTTAAATGCAATTAACAATCAAAAAATAACAATTTCAGATTCCACTAATCTTGAATATCCAGTCAAAAATGTTCAGTTAATTCAAATTATTCCAAACCAAGAAACTAAGTTTAATGGTAGAGCATTTTTAAGATCAAATTATTATGGAAATGTAGTATTTGATGATATTTCAGAACAATTTAATGGGATAAGTTCTTCATTTACATTGACTACATCAGGAATTAATACTGTTGGTATTAAATCAGATAATGGAATTGTATTAGTTAATAATATATTCCAATATCCTGAATCTGAAGAATCTTTTATATATGAAGAAGACTCTATATCTGAAATCACAAGCATTTCATTTATAGGAAGTAGGGGTGAATATGAATCTGGGTTTGGCACTACAAAATCATATGATGTAAATGTTGGAGGACTTCCAAGAGGAGGAATAATAGTTGGATATGGATTAAGTTATGGGACAAACTATCAACCAACTATACCAGCAGAACTTTTTATTGGGGGAGTTTTGCCAGAACAAGAAATAAATCCAGATAATATTGCTATAGGAGTATCTGGATCTGGATATAGATCTGATAGAATTTATAATATTCATTTTGAAACTTCTTCAGGAATAAGAACAACTGGATTAGCTACTGCAATAATTGAAAATGGAAATGTTGTTGGAACAATTTTTAGCGAAATTGGATCTTATACTGGAGGAACTCCTCCAACTGTAGTAATTGACCCACCACTTGGATATGAAAATATTCCTGTAACTGGATCTACTTTAGGCATAGGAGCTTCTGTTTCTCTTGATGTTAATTTAAATGGATCTGTTAAGAATTTTAGATTTACAAATCCTGGATATGGATATACTGCTGGGGAAGTTTTAACTCCTGTTGGAATAGTTACTGGTACAGGATGTGTTCCTTTACAAATAACAGTTAATGAAGTCAATAAAGATTCTTTCTCTGCTTGGAATTTAGGAATATTACAAAAATTAAATGATTTTACTCCTTATGTAAATGGAAGAAGAAAAATATTCACTTTATATGAAACTATAAATGGTGAAATTCAACCAATAAGTTTAGAAACAATAGATGGATCTGAAATAAACTTAGCATATAATTTACTAATTTTTATCAATGATGTTTTACAAATTCCTAATGAATCTTATACATTCACGTCAGGAACTCAAGTAGTCTTTAAAGAAGCTCCTACACTAGGAAGCATTATTAAAGTTTATTTTTATAAAGGATATTATAATGATACTGAATTTGTTAATATAGATCCTCCAGTAGAACCAGGGGATCTTTTACAAATACGCAAAGATTTATTAAATAAGTCTCCTCAACAACAACAAACAAGAACAGTTAAAAGAATTTTAACTTCTGATACTGTTCAAACTGAATTATACAAAAAACTAGGTCTTTCTGAAAGTTCATCTCAATTTAGATCTATTTCTTGGACTCCTCAAAAGCAAGACATTATCATTTCTGGAGAATACGTTAATAAATCAAGATATTCACAACGTTCTAATATAAACTCTATTGTTGGAATAGGCACAACATTAGGCACTTTTGTTGGGTTGGGCACAAATGTAATTGGATTAAGCACCACAGTAGGTATTGGATCTTTGATTGTTATTGGAGATTATGTAGAATCTTCATATACAGGGTTTGGAGTGACTGTTGTTTCTATAGGAAGTAGTTCAATTGCAATTGGCAAAACCTATTATTCTTCAAGTTCTCCTGCAGGAATTACCACAACTTCAATTTCTGTTTGGAGAAAATCTTAATAAATAAGATAAAAGTGTCTATAAACAATGCCTGCTATAATAACTGATAATTTAAAAATTAGAACTTGTACTAATTTTATTGACGATGTTGAAACTGCAAACTATTATTGTTTTATAGGATTGTCAAATTATGATGATTACTCTTCAGATTGGAATAGCAATACTCCAGACCCTGTTGATAATTTAAGTTATTTGAACGAATATAAACATACAATTTTGGGTGTTAAGAAAATAACTTTGTCAGATGTCATTAGAGTTATACCAAAAGTTCAATGGACTTCTGGGTTAAAGTATGACATGTATAGACATGATTATAGTAGATATAATTTAACCCCAATTACAAATTCTACAAGATTGTATGATAGTAGGTATTATGTAATAAACAGGGACTATAGAGTTTATGTGTGCATTAATAATGGATCTTCTCCTTCAAATCAAAATAAAGGAGTTATTTCAATAAATGAACCTGTCCACACATCAGAATCTCCTGAAATTGAAAATGATGGTTATATTTGGAAGTATCTCTATACTATTTCTGCTCCAGATGCTTTAAAAATTGATTCCACAAATTATATTTCAGTTCCAAATAGTTGGACAACTTCAACTGATTCTGAAATATCAAGAATTAGAAATGCTTCAGTTGATGGAAAAATTGAAACAATTATAATTGAAGATTCTCAACCTTATTTAATTCCTTCAACTTCAAACGTAGTTAATGATGTTCCAATTATTGGGGATGGAATTGGAGGTCTTGCATCTGTAACTTTTGATGAACAAGGAAAACCAATTAAAGTTACAGTAACTAATGGAGGTTCTGGATATACTTTTGGAACATTAGATTTGGATTCAATTGTAGAACCACAATTAACTAAATCAGTATTCAATGTAATTATACCACCTCCAGGTGGTCATGGAAGAAATTTATACACAGAACTTGGAACTAACAGAGTTTTAATTTATTCAAGAATAGAAAACACTGTAACAAATCCAGATTTTATAGAAGGAAACCAATTTGCCAGGGTAGGGATAGTAAAAGATATAACACAATTTGGTAGCACCACTTTATTTACTGATACATCAGGATCAGGTGTTTATGGAATTATTGTAGATGGAACTTCTGCAAGTTCAGAGCCTGAAGATTCCATTATTACTCAAACTAATACTAATGCATCTGCAAGTTTAGTAAGTGCTGTTTCTGTTGGATCATCAACTGTAATTAAATACACTAAACCAAGAGAATTTTACACTGATACTTATTCTTCTGGAAATATTATTAAGACATCAGATAGATATTTAACTGATGGAGTTGGACTAACTACAGCATCTTCTTACTCTTTCCCAACTTTCAATTCAAGTTCCATTACAGTAAATGGAACTAATTATAATGTGTTTAATTATTCAGGATCTCAATTGGGAGAAACATTTTTAGGACAAACATTTTCAGAAGGTCTTGCTAATCCAGATATAAATACAAAGAGTGGTGAGATTGTATATGTTGATAACAGAGTTTCTGTGTCAAGACAGTCTCAACAAAGAGAAGATATTAAAATTATTATAGAGTTCTAAAATGCCCCAAAGCAC